ATCATCAATACATCATTACTTTAAAGTCTAGGCAGTTAGGTATTTCTACCTTAGCAGCTGCATACTCTTTATGGTTAATGACATTTCATAAGGATAAAAACGTTTTAGCACTAGCTACAACACAAGCAACTGCACGTAACTTAGTTACTAAAGTGATCTTTATGTATGATCAACTACCTAAATGGTTAAGATTACCTGCAAAAGAAAAAAATAAACTATCTTTAAGGTTAGTAAACGGATCTAGAGTACAAGCTAAATCATCTTCTCCTGATGCTGCAAGATCGGAAGCGGTATCGTTACTACTAATGGATGAGGCTGCCTTTATTGATAACGTAGATGAAACATTTACTGCAGCTCAACAAACATTAGCGACGGGTGGACAATGTATGGCACTGTCTACTCCTAATGGTGTAGGTAATTGGTTCCATCAGACATGGGAAAAAGCAGAGAGTAGTGAGAATTCATTCTTACCTATTAGATTACCGTGGACGGTACATCCTGAAAGGAATCAAACATGGAGAGATCAACAAAATGCTGATTTAGGACCTAGAATGGCAGGACAGGAATGTGATTGTGACTTCTTAGCATCTGGTGATACGGTATTTGAACCAGAAGATATGTCTTTCTATGAACAAACTTGGGAAAAAGATCCTTTAGAGAGAAGAGGTATTGACGGAAACCTTTGGGTATGGGAAGGAGTAGATTATATGAAGTCATATATGGTAGTAGCCGATGTATCTAGGGGTGATTCAAGTGACTATTCTGCATTTCACATATTTGATATAGAGAATGCAGTTCAAGTAGCAGAGTATAGAGGTAAGTTATCTCCTAAAGACTATGGAAACTTCTTAGTTGGTATAGCTTCAGAATATAATGATGCATTGCTTGTAGTAGAGAATGCTAACATTGGATGGGCTACTATCGAACAAATAATGGAAAGAGAATACAGGAATCTATACTATAGTGCTACTAATAATATGGAAACCGTAGAGACATACATGCATAAATACGAAAGAGATAAGCTAGTTCCTGGATTTACGATGTCTGCTAGAACTAGACCCTTAGTAATTGCAAAGATGATAGAATACATCAGAGAACACTCTGTTACAATTCAATCTAAGAGGCTGTTACAAGAGATGAGAGTATTTATATGGAAGAACGGAAAGGCACAAGCACAAGATAGATATAACGATGACCTTATTATGGCATGTGCTACTGCACTCTATGTTAGAGATACTGCATTGAGATTAAGACAACAAGGTATGGATTTAGCTAGAGCACAGCTATCCTCTTTTAATAACTTAAACTCAAGAAACAAAGCTGTTATAAGATCAGTTGGTAGTATGCAGAATAATCCTTATATTATGAATACACCGGGAGGCGAAGAAGATGTCTCGTGGTTACTAAAGTAGACTATTTATATAAAAATACAATTTAATGGCAGATAAATCGCTATTTGGACGTTTGCAAAGACTTTTTTCAACTGATGTAGTTGTTAGAAACATTGGTGGAACACAGTTAAAGGTAACAGACGTCAACAATATACAAACAACAGGTAAGTTACAGACCAATTCATTAATGGATAGGTTTACTCGTCTTTACACTTATAACAAGGCGAATATATTTAACCCTAACCTGAATTATCAAACACTTCGTATACAGTTATATGCTGATTATGAAGCTATGGACACTGATCCTATCATTGCATCTGCCTTAGATATTATTGCTGATGAAGCAACAATTAAGAATGATCAAAACGAAGTATTAGCTATTAAATCTTCTGATGAGAATATTCAGAGAGTACTTTATAACCTATTTTATGACGTCTTAAACATCGAATTTAACCTTTGGTCATGGACTAGAAATATGGTTAAATATGGAGACTTTTTCTTAAAGCTAGAAATAGCAGAGAAGTTCGGTGTATATAACGTCTTACCTTATACAGTATACCACATTGCTAGACATGAAGGACATGATCCAGATAACCCACAGAAGGTTGAATTTGAATTAGATCCTGATGGAATAGCTACTTCTTCAGATACTACTTATCTACCTAATAAGAAGCAAACATCTAATATAGTAATAGACAACTATGAGATGGCTCACTTTAGATTAATCTCAGACGTACATTATTTACCTTACGGTAGATCTTATTTAGAGCCAGCTAGAAAAATATATAAACAAACTACTTTAATGGAGGATGCTATGTTAATTCATAGAATCATGAGAGCTCCGGAAAAGAGAATGTTCTATATAAATGTAGGTTCTATTCCTCCTAATGAGGTTGAGCAGTTTATGCAAAAGACTATCAACCAAATGAAGAAGACTCCTTATGTTGACCCACAAACAGGTCAATATAACTTGAAGTTTAATATGCAGAATATGATGGAAGATTTCTATCTACCTGTACGAGGAGGTGATACTTCAACTAGAATCGAAACTACTAAAGGATTAGAGTATGACGGTACTAATGATGTAGCATATCTACAATCTAAGCTATTTGCAGCATTAAAGATACCTAAAGCATACTTCGGATATGAAGGTGACTTATCAGGTAAAGCTACATTAGCAGCAGAAGACATAAGATTCGCTAGAACAGTAGAGCGTATCCAAAGAATTATGGAATCAGAGTTAACTAAGATTGCTCTGGTACACCTATACACGCAAGGATTTCAAGGTGAAAGTTTAACTAACTTTGAAATTAAATTAACTACCCCTTCAATCGTATTTGAACAAGAAAAAGTTGCTTTACTTAAAGAAAAAGTAGACTTAGCTTCTCAAATGCAAGACTCTAAATTATTCTCTTCAGACTGGATCTATGAGAAGATATTTGATCTATCAGAAGATCAGTATATGGAGATGAGAGACTTAATGGTTGAAGATGAGAAACGTAAATTTAGAAGAGCACAGATAGAGGCTGAAGGTAACGATCCTGCTTCATCAGGAGTTACTTACGGTACACCTCACGATCTAGCTTCTATGTACGGTAGAAGATCTGTAGCCACTCCTAAAGGTGGAGAAGCCGCTGCTGTCCCTAAAGGTTATTCTGAATGGGGAGAGCCAGGACCAGAAGGTGGAAGACCTAGAGAAAAAGCATCCGTTTATGGTACAAACGACGCCTTAGGAGGACGTGATCCTCTAGGCCAACACGGTATGCATGGGGGATTCCCAAGCGATGCAGATAATGTTAACGAAAATATGGCTACCAAGTCAATCTACCAGCGTAATGAAGACATGTTAAAACAAATTGTCTTCACGAAAAAACCTGGTTATGATGATAACGACCTACTTAATGAGGATAACATCAAAGATTTAGGTAAGTAGTGCATATTTATATATAGTAAACGTGTATAATGAAAATAAAGCATTCCAAGTATAAGAATACTGGACTAATATTTGAATTGTTAGTCAAGCAGATAGCGGCCGATACTCTGAACAAAGAAGAATCGCCGGCTGTCGGTATCTTAAAAGAATACTATGCGAGCAAAAGCTCTTTAGCAAAAGAGTATAAGCTATACGACTTAGTTGTGAAATCAAGAGGTGTCTCTCAAAAAAGAGGAGAAGCCATCGTATCTACAATAACCGAAGTTTCTAGAAAACTTAACCAACAATCACTAAAGAAACAAAAGTATCATCTTATCTCAGAGATTAAGAAGCATTACGACTTAGATGAGTTCTTTAGCATTCAGGTTAGAGACTACAAAGCTCTTGCAGCTATGTATTGTTTATTAGAAGCACAGAATAATAGCGATATTGTAGATCCTCAATACTTAGTAGATAATAAAGTAACAATCTTAGAGCACCTTACTGCTAGTACGCAGAACGAGGATAGCGTTAAAGATACCTTAATAGAAGAGTATTCAAAGTATGATAAGGATCTAAGAATGTTAACTTTTAAAATATTACTGGAGAAGTTTAACGACAGTTATAAAGACTTACTTCCAGCACAGAAGAACATACTTAAGGAGTTTATTACCTCTGTAAATTCCAAAACACGTTTACGCAATGTAGTCAATGAAGAACTTTCAAAGATTACTATAGAGGTTAAAGAGTTATCTAAAAAAGTCAAAGACGAAGTTGTAAAGATTAAATTAGACGAAGTAGCAAAAGCAATAGTTCCTTTAAAAAAGACTGAAACTATAACAGATGCTCACTTAGTTAACCTCATGCAATATTATGATTTAGTTAATGAGTTAAAATCTCTGTAATGAAAAGATCGGAGTTAGTCTCATTAGTTAAAGAAGTAATGCAAGAGTTAGATGAAGCTAATGTAACAGGTGGAACAGCAACGTTTACACCAGGTACAGGAGCACAATACGCTACGCCAAACTTTTTAGGTAAGGCTACTAGAGCAAAGAAGGCATTAAAAAAACAAGGATACAAAGAAGTATAAACAATGACAGCAACTGAAAAATATCATGCAGTCCTAGAAGGTAAGATGAAAGAAGGCGAATTCGTTCGCCAGATGCGTCAAGCTTTCCCTCAATTTATCACACAGTGGAATGGGTATAAGGACTCCGTATCTATCTTGAAGCAAAAAGCAATGATCTTCGAGAAGAAAGAGGTAAAAAAAGAGATAGTACAACTAGCAGATAATTTCCCTATCGAATCTATCGAAAGAGGAATTGACGTGGAATTAGAATCAGCTGGTATCGACTCAACAGGGTCAGTATCTAAAGACGAATACATGAAGGCTAAAAGAACTGCTGTCTCCAACCTTCAAAAAGACGCTAACCACTATTACAATCTAATATCAGGAGAATCATCAAAAGTTGATAAGAATGATAAAATGAAAGAAACTAAAAGAGGTAAACTCGAAAAAGATACTTTCAATGATTTAAAGAAAGCAACTTTAAAAGAGAACGTAGATCCTACTTTAGATCCTTACGAAGATAAAAAAGAAATAGTAAGACAGGTAATCGATTTAATTAAAAGAGAGAAATCTGTCCCTACATCTATTGCTATAGACTTTATAAAAACACATTACGAAGACATCATCAATAACCGCGACGATCAAGCTATATTAGACGAGTTTGAAGAGTTCTTCTCAGTTAACTACGAAACTGGCTCAGACTATAATGAAGGAGAAGTTCGAGAAACAGAGGATGAATACTTAGCTAAAAAAGATGCTGCTATCAAACAAGCAATGGGTAAAGAAGATGAGGTAGAAGAAGGAAGAGCAGTAAATGCTTATACTCCTGGTGATATGTTCTCTACTGACTTCGATTACGAAGGAATGCTTAAAGCAGGATTAAAAGTAAGAGTTAATACTCCAGTCGATATAATGCAAAAGATTTACGATTCATTCGAAGACGTAAACTACCATAGAGAAAATACACACTTAGGTGATGTAATCGATGCAGTTAAAGAAGGTAATAAAGAAGAAGCATTAGAAGCACTTAAGAAATATAGAAGAGCAATTAAGGATACTATGTCAGATATCTTTGAAGGAGCTTTTCCAATTAGAGAAAGAGATGATAGCTACGTACCAAGAAGCGGAGCTGTAGTAAAAGAGAGAGTAGGTGCACTACAAGACTTTGTTTCGTTAATTCAAGATAGAGCAGAAGACTCAGGATTCTCAGAAGAAGAAGAAGCAGAAGAAGTAGTTTATGCTATCGGTGACCATTATGGATTTGGTGTTGATGTATTAAAAGGTCCACAAAATGAAGCTAAAGGTAAAGATCATGACGGAGACGGAGATGTAGACGGAGATGATTATAAAGCTGCTAAAGACAAGGCTATTAAAAAAGCCATGAAAGAAAACGTTAAGGCCATTATATCTAAGGTATTAGAAGAAGGTACTCTCAACGAAGCAGCTACTCAAGAGCTAGCTAGAATAGCAGATGACTATGCAGGCTTTGACGGAATGAAAGGAGCTATATTAGACTTACAAAATGTAGTTACCGATATAGAAGCTTATTACGATAAGACTAGAGACAAAATACAGAAAGTATACGAAAAGCTAGGTGAAATCAGAAACGAAGAAGGACTTAAAGTAGGAGGCTTTTTAGCACCTGCTATCGAATCAGCATTCGTTAAAGATTTAAGACCTGTTACTAAAAGAGGATTTACTAAAGGATTAGATACTCCTAAGGTAAGAGTGTTATCTCAAAAAGATATCGATCAACATAACTCTGGTGAGAGTCCATTAGGAGAGACAGAAATGGAACAACCACCAAAGCAAACAGTATACACACCTAATATCTAGAATATGGCACAATTATTAGTAGACGTAACACCATTTAGACCAATTATTAGAGAGTCTAAAAGTAAGCCTGGAGTATTCGAGGTTGAAGGCGTAATGCAGAGAGCTAAGGCAGAAAATCAAAACGGTAGAATCTACTCAAGAGCCATATTAGAAAGAGAATCAGCTAAGTATGTTAAAGAATTCGTAGAAAGAGGTAATGCCTTTGGAGAACTAGATCATCCAGAATCTCCTGTTGTTTCTTTAAAAAATGCATCTCACATAGTAAAAGAGTTATTCTGGAAAGGAGACGACCTAATGGGTAGAGTAGAGCTACTTAACACACCAGCAGGTAATATCGTAAAGGAAATTATTAAAGCAGGACATACAATCGGAATATCATCTAGAGGGACTGGATCAGTACAACAGACTAACGAAGGTCATTTAGAGGTACAAAGCGATTTTGAGTTAGTTTGCTGGGATTTCGTGTCTAATCCATCGACTCACGGAGCCTTTATGAATCCTGTATCACTTAACGAAAGTAAGGGAGCGAACAAATATTCCAACTTAGACCTTATAATTAACGACATATTAAGAGCATAATGAAGATAGCAGATCTTATACTAGAAAGTGCAGAATCCCAAATGGCAGCCGATCTTGCAAAAGCAATGGAAGCTGAATTCGGTAAAGAAGGAGAACAGGATGTTAACGAAGTAATTACAACAGTAGGTGTATTATCTTGGGCATTAGCAACTAACACAGTATTAGACGTTTTAGGTAAGTATGCTGCGTCGGCTCTTAGAAAGATGAATTTAGATAAAGCAGCTGATAAAGCTGATGCAGTTCATAACTGGGCCCACCAAAACGAAGTTAACATAGTAAGTGCTCTTTCAGGGTTTATTAAGCCTTTCATTAGAGATGAGAAGAAAAGACAATTAGTTGCTAAAGGTTTATTTATAGCCATATTAGCCGGTCTAGGAGTTAAAGCCGGTATCGGTGCTATGAATGCTCTTAAAGGAGGAGGACTTGCTTCTGCCTCAGTATCTGCAGTAAAAGCAGCACTTAAAGGTAGAGATATAGCAGTAATTGGAAGTGAGATTGCAGGTGCAGTCGGAGGTGCAGCCGCTGCTGCCGTATAAAAGTTTCCCAATTTAGTTAGTTTTTCGTAATATGTATATATTTATATACGAATATGCCATCTCTTATATGGCATCAACGAATTTTAATTTTCTATTGTAGTTCAAAATAACTACAGAAATCACAACAAATTTATTATAATGGCAAACAAAGATTTATTCAAGCAAGCTATTGCTGAAGCTAAGTCTGTACGTGAAGCCGCTATTGCAAATGCTAAGGAAGCTTTGGAAGAGTCTTTAACACCTCATCTAAAAGATATGTTAGCAGCAAAACTTCAAGAGATGGAAGACAAAGACGTCGACGAAGTAGCAGTAGAGGAAGAATTTACAGCCTTTGAAGCAGCAGAAGACGGTGCTGAAGAAGAAGAAGAATTAGCTGACGACGGTGAAGGAGAAGAAGCTCCTGAGGAACCAGCTGAAGACGCAATCGAAGATGAGCCAGCAGAAGACGAAGATCTTAAAGATCTATCTGTAGGAGATTTCAAGGACATGATCAGAGACATTATCGCATCAGAAATGGGCGGCGGTGAAGCTGAAATTGGAGCTGAATTACCTGCTGATGATATGGATGCTGGAGCAATCGAAGAACCAGGCGAGGGTGACCCTATGGCTGGAGAAGAAGGTGACGAGGAAATTGACCTTGACGAATTAATTAGAGAACTAGAATCTGTATCAGAAGGCGAAAGTGAAGACGATATGGAAGAAGGTAAACACGACAAAGACGAAGACAAAGTAGAAGAAGTTAAAGACGGACCTACTAAAAACGAAGTTGATGCCGTATCTGATTCTAAAGAGTCTAATATCAACGACACAATCAAAGAAGGAGAACTTAATGAAGCTCTTGAAACTATTGAAACATTGAGAAACGAACTTAACGAAGTAAACCTTCTTAACTCTAAGTTGCTCTACGTTAACAAAATTTTCAAAGCTAACAACTTAAGCGAGTCACAAAAAGTTAACATCATCGCTGCTTTTGATAAAGCAGAGACTGTTAAAGAAGTTAAACTTGTTTTTGAAACTGTTAGCGATAACGTAGTTTTAAAGAAAGAGACTACAATTAAAGAACACAAAGGAAGTGCTAGCAAAGCAACTGGAATTACTGCAAGTAAGCCAGAAGTAATTAGCGAAGTATCTTCTGCGGTTCAAAGAATGCAAAAATTAGCTGGAATTATTAAATAATATTTTAAATTATCATGGAAATCAATCAACTATTAGAAAGCTCAAATAGCTTTAAAAGCCTTCAAGCAGATTCTGCTCGTTTGGCTGAAAAGTGGAATGGTTCTGGTTTGTTAGAAGGAATTCAAGACGAAAAAGCCAAAAATAATATGGCAATGATCTTGGAAAACCAAGCAAAACAAATCGTAGCTGAAGCAAACAACACAGGCGCTTCTGGTACATCTGCAGGCTTTACAGCTGGAGCAGGTGAGCAGTGGGCTGGTGTAGCTTTACCACTTGTAAGAAAAGTTTTCGCTCAAATCGTAGCGCAAGACTTTGTAAGTGTACAACCAATGTCATTACCTTCAGGACTAGTATTTTATCTAGACTTTAAGTACGGAACTACTACAAACGGTAGAACTTCCGGAGACAACATGTACGGTAACGTAACAGACGGTGCATCTAAGATGGGTGTAAACGAAGATGTATCTGGAGGTCTTTACGGCGCTGGAAATTTCGGTTACTCTATCAACCAAGTACTAGGTGCTGAAACTGCTGCAACTGTAGCTGCTGCTGGATCTGGATCTGTTAACTACGAAGTAGGAGTAGATATCGGAGCATTGGAAACTGTAACTATCGCTAAATCTTCTATTCCTAGCTTTGACGCTGAAGGAGTAAGAGCATTTAGATTATCTTCAGGATCTGTTTATGCACAATACACTGTAGAAAGCGGAAACAATATCGTATTCGTAACTGCTGCAGGTGTTGTAACAAACGGAGCTAACGAACAAATCAAATACCACAAACAACCAACTGATAACACAAGAGGTGACTTTGAGGCTGATTCAACTGTAGCTGTAGATACTTCAATTAGTATCCCTGAAATTGATGTTCAATTGCAATCTGAGGCAATCGTCGCTAAGACTAGAAAGCTAAAGGCTCAATGGACACCAGAATTCGCACAAGATCTTAACGCATATCACTCTATCGATGCAGAAGCTGAATTGACTTCACTATTAAGTGAATACATTTCAATGGAAATCGACTTAGAGATTTTAGATATGTTGATCTCAGGTGCTAGAACAACTGAGCACTGGAGTGCAGAAAACAACAAAGTATGGGATGGATCAGCTTGGTCTACTTCAACTTCTGATTTCTACAACACTCAAGGACAGTGGTTCCAAACTTTAGGTACTAAATTACAGAAAGTATCTAACAAGATTCACCAAAAAACCTTAAGAGGTGGTGCTAACTTCGTAGTATGTTCTCCTTCTGTAGCAACAATCCTAGAATCAATTCCTGGATATGCTGCATCTACAGATGGTAACCAAGAGAAGTTTGCAATGGGAGTACAGAAAATCGGTTCTTTAGCGAACAGATTCCAAGTATACAAAAACCCTTATATGACTGAGAACATTATGTTGTTAGGATATAGAGGTAGCCAGTTCCTAGAAGCTGGAGCAGTATATTCTCCTTATGTACCATTAATGATGACTCCTCTAGTATACGATCCAGAAACCTTCACTCCAAGAAAAGGTTTAATGACTCGTTACGCTAAGAAGATGATCAGACCAGAATTCTACGGTAAAATCTTTGTATCTGATGTAAATCACATCTAGGATAAACCCTTAGAGTAATATTAAGAGAGGCCTTCGGGCCTCTTTTTTTTTGGCTATTTATAAGTAATAGAGATTCTATCTTAATTTATAAAAGACATATGGCAAGTAAACCTCACACCGACGAAGTTTTCGTCGAAAAAAGAAGACCGAAACGCCCGATTAAATTTAACGTTCAATTAAATGACGAACAAAAAGAAGCGAAGAAATTAATATTAGAAAACCCAGTTACAGTACTTAAAGGTATGGCAGGTAGCGGAAAAACGCTAGTAGCAACACAAGTAGCTTTAGATCTACTATTTACCAAACGTATAGATAAGATTATTATAACAAGACCAACTGTATCTAAAGAAGATATAGGATTCTTACCAGGAGATCTTCAGGCTAAAATGGACCCTTGGTTAGCCCCTATCTATCATAACTTATTCATGTTATATAACGAAGAGAAGGTAAAGAAGGAAATGGAAGCAGGTAATATAGAAATAGTACCTTTTGCATTTATGAGAGGTAGAACATTTTTAAACTCTTTTGTAATAGTTGATGAAGCACAAAACGTAACTCATCCTCAAATGGAAACAGTTATAGGCAGATTAGGTAAAAATTCTAAGATGTGTATATGTGGAGATATGGCTCAAATAGACTTAAGAGATAAAAGAGAGACTGGATTTTCTTTCCTTTCTAGACTTGAAGAACAAGTAAAAGGGTTCGTTACTCACTCATTAGCACAGAATCATAGACACGACATAGTTGCACCATTATTAGAAGTATATAAAACCTTCAGAGATTAACCACTATTTATATAAAACTATAATCAATGGCAAACGTAAGTATATGGAATGGAACAGCAACCTTCAATGAAGGAGACACTCCATTCGGATTTTATGACGGCGATAGCACATTTCAAAGTGATGCTGTTAAAGTAGCAAAGTTTGTAGGTACTCGCTTAGGATATCCTCTTATGGATGTTGAATTACAGCAGGCTCAAATGTATGCTTGCTTTGAAGAAGCTGTGACTACTTACGGTAACGAAGTCTTTCAATATAAAATTAGAGAGAATTACCTGAACTTAGAAGGTTCTACTACTGGTAGTTCAATGAATAACCAATTAACTGACCCTACACTTAATCGTATCATACAAATATCTAAACATTACGGTACTGAAGCCGGTGTTGGAGGAAATGTAACAAGATATACAGGGTCAATAGCATTAAATCAGAATCAACAGAACTATGATTTAGATCAATGGGCTGTAGAACAAGGTATAACAGGTAGTATAGAGGTAAGAAAGTTATTTTACGAAGCACCTCCTGCTATTCAACGTTACTTTGATCCGTATGCTGGTACAGGAACAGGTGTTCAATCACTTATGTCTGCTTTTAACTTCGGATCTTTTAGTCCCGGTGTTAATTTTATGTTAATGCCCACTTCTTTTGATATATTAAAGACTCAAGCTATTGAATTTAACGATCAAGTAAGAAAATCAGCTTTCTCTTTTGAATTAGTAAACAATAAACTTAAGTTATTCCCTATTCCAGGTGCATCTGGTAGCTTACACTTTGAGTATTATAAAGAAATCGAAAAAGGACAGATTAACTACGACAATTCTACTAATAAAATTACTAACGTAGCTGAAGTACCTTATAATAACCCTACATATAGTCATTTAAACAGTGTAGGACGTCAATGGATCTTTAACTATACACTTGCATTAGCAAAAGAAGTGCTAGGATACGTAAGAGGTAAGTATCAAACAGTACCAGTACCTGGTTCAGAAGCAACTTTAAACCAAGCTGACTTACTAGCTGATGCTAGAAGTGAAAAAACAGCACTTTTAACACAGTTGAGAGACATGTTAAATGCAACAGGTAGAGGAGCACAGTTAGAAGCACAAGCTAAAGAGGCAGAAGACGTTCAAAACACGTTAAAATCAATACCAATGACTATATACGTAGGATAATGAAGCTAATACAGTTACTTTTAGAGCTAGATTACAGAACTTACGAGGCAATGTTAAGAGTTACCTTCGGAGAAGAGGGTTCTAGTGGTTATGATGACGCTATACGTGCTTTACCTGGTGTTACAACAGTAACTATAGCATCAGAGTCAGGTGAATCCAATATGGCCACCTATAAAGTAAAGATTATCAGTCAAAAAGAAGCAGCTGAAGCGTTTGCTGCTTTAAAAAAGAACGCAATTAGTAAATACAGTAACATAGTAGCCGTAGAAGTCGGTGAAGAAACAATAGAAGAGAAGTAATGTTATTCGGAAGCAATAGAGACTTTGATTTACTGGTTAATATCAACCGTGAGCTATTAAAAGACATAATAGAGCAGGAGGTACTGTACCATAAACTATCTTTAGAGGATTTAGATGTAAATCTATACGGAGAAGCATTAGAAAAGACATATTGGAATGCAATTAAGATGTATTGCTTAATAACCAGAGGAGATCAAGTATATGATGTACAGGAATTTGGTGTAGATTTAGGTAGAGAAGCATCATTTGCATTTATAAGACAAGATTTAGTAGATTCTCAAGTAGTTCCGGAAGTAGGAGATGTCCTTCAATGGCATAATGACTTCTATGAAGTAGATAGTGTAAGAGAAAACCAACTATTCTTGGGTAGAGATAATAAATATAACCTTTCTGGTTATGCTGGAGGCTTTGGATCATCGATATCCATAACAGTTGACTGTCATTTAACTAGAGCAGATAGAGTTGGACTAGTAGAAGTAAGATAATATGGCAGATAAGAAACAAACACCAAAGAGTCAAGCTAGGTTATCACAGGATAGTATTAAAAACTACAAACATCCTGAGACTGGTACACCTATAAACGAGAAGTACGCTGTAGATAAGCTTAAAAGTAGAGCTAATCAAGTAAGCCGTAAAGACGATAAGGTTAAAAACTTAACAGTAGGTATAAAAGACATAGATGAAGCTATTCATCACTACTTTAATAACGTACTAAAACCACAAGTATCTCAGAACGGTAAAGTTATTAATGTTCCATTGGTATATGGTTCACCTGAACGTTGGGCATCCATGCAGAAAGACGGGTATTACCGAGATAAAAATGGAAAGATGCAAGCTCCTCTAATAGTATTTAGAAGAGAGAGTATAGAAAAGAACAGACAGCTTGGAAATAAGTTAGATGGTAATAATCCTACTAACTTTGGTATATTTAAAAAGCAATTTTCCAAGAAAAACGTATACGATAGGTTTAGTGTAGTTAATAATAGAAAGCCTCAAGAGGAATACTATGCAGTAGCTATACCAGATTACGTTAATATAGTATATTCTTGTATCATCTACACTGATTACGTAGAACAGAACAATAAAATTATAGAAGGAATAAACTTTGCCTCAGATTCATACTGGGGAGACCCTAGTAAGTTTAGATTTAGAGCTCAAATTAACAACTATACTACTTCAGCTGAGATAGTTCAAGGGAATGATAGGATAGTCAAGACAGAATTCACTATAAATCTACTAGGACACATTATTACAGATGCAATAAACGCACATCCTCATAACAATAAAAAGTTCTATACGAAGTCCGAAGTTAAATTTGGTGCAGAAACAGAGACGAATCTTTAACAGACTTGTCTATTTATTGTAAATGATCTATTCGATCAAGGTTTCACTAAGTATTAATAATTAGAGTAGAAGATGGCAAAATTCACCGGAGCATTATCAGGCTCATTAGCCTTTATAGAGAGCGGAGTCGTACAGACTCAGATGATACCTGGTATCGAGTCCTTAAACCTCACCGGTTCTCTTAATATATCCGGTTCTCAACTAACAGTTAACGGGAGAAACGTATTTGGAGAGATAGATGCTCTAACAGCAGGGGGAGATCCTGATATTGGAACACTTCGTATACATTCTCAATCAATGTTGGACTATACAGGTTCAACAAACATTAGGTTATCAGGTATAGAAGCATATACAGGTAGTGTAGATCAATTAAATGCTGCAACTTCATCATATTATTTACAAAGTGACGCTGCAAATGTAGTATCTTCCTCAAATCAGATAGAAGCTTTAGGATTTGGAAGAGATAATGTTATATCTGGTTCTGATCAAATACTAGATTTAGGATTTAAGAAGGATGTAATTTCTGGATCACAGCAAATGCTTGATTTAGGGTTTGTTACTTCATCAAATATAGCATCTTATAACGATTTAACTGATATACCTAGCGGTTTAGTTAGTGCATCAGTACAAGTAGCTGAGTTAGGATTCATTTCCGGTTCAGAATACTACGAATTAGGTTCAATACCACAGGGTATAGTATCGTCATCTAATCAAATAGACGCATTACTGTTCAATAGATCAGTAGACTTCGGTACAGGTATAGTTTCTGCATCACTCTTTTCAGGAGACGGTTCAGGACTAACTAATCTAAACATAGGACAAGTAGCCTCTGTAAGAGAAACATTCGATGCTACAGGTTCAATAACAGTTGATCATAATTTTAGTTCATATAATATAAATGTAGCAGTATACGATTCAAGTAATACACTTATCTTACCTGCTTCAGTACAACTAACATCGGATAACTCTGCTAAAGTAGATTTTGATTCACAAACTGCTGGACATATAGTAGTTAGTTTAGGTGGTCATATCTTTACTGGAAGCACCGCATGGTCTAGAATAACAGAAAAACCAACAGGTATAATATCTTCCTCAGCTCAGATAACAGCTCTTGGGTTTGGAGGCGGAGGTACAGATATTCCTAGCGGTACCGTATCATCTTCTGCTCAAATAACAGAATTAGGATACATCACCGGTAGTACCTTTAGTGATCTAATCAATAAACCCAACGGCTTAATTTCATCTTCTACTCAAATTAATAGCCTAGGGTATTTGACATCTGCATCTGCAGCTTCCGCTGGCTTCGGTTCAGGCGGTGGTGGTGGAGGTGTATCATCTTATACACAATTATCTAATGTACCGGGAGGAATAATTTCTTCTTCTGCACAAGTAGTAGGATTAGGGTTTATTACTGGAAGTACTTTCAAAGAATTAGTAAATATACCATCAGGACTTGTATCTTCTTCTAATCAAATAGAAAGTTTAGGGTTTATTACATCTTCAGTAGCAGTTAATCTAGGAGGATATGCAACTACTGGTTCAAATACCTTCAAAGGTACTCAGACAGTTAGTGGAAGTATCATTCCAGAGTCAAGTATTAATGATTTAGGTAGTGCAACAGCACCATTTAGACATTTATATGTTACTTCTGGGTCTGTTAAGTTTATGAACCCAGATGGTACTGAACAATCAGCATTTAACAACCAATTTGACGGTAATAGGGTAGTATCCAACACAGATCACCCTTTATTCAACTCTTTTAACCCAGGTAGCTCAGGAACAATAGAAGATTTCTTAACAGCAGTCTTTTACCCTAATACAGCACCGTCTATTACTACAGGAAACCAAGTAATTGAAGAGTATAAAGTAAGTGGTTCATCTATAGTTACTTTAGCCGGTACAGATGCAGAATCTCAAAGTATTACCTTCAGTATTGATGATTCTTATACAGATGGATTTGTAATAGTTGATAATGGAGTATTAAAATTAAATACTTTACCAACAGCAACTGCATTTAATACAGATAATAGAGGAGATGGAACATTAGCTCATCCAGTAATAGTAAAAGCAACAGATACTATTGGAGCTTCTTCTACTAAAACAATATATATTAGAGTTACACCAAATGCTGCTCCTATATTTAGAGAAAACAGCGTTTCTGGTAACCAAATAACATCATTCAGTACTTCTAGAAATGAAAATGCAAGCTCAGGGGAGGTTACTAAAATATACTTCACAGATACAGAGAGTGATAGTGTTACTATTAACTCAGGTTCAGATGCTAACGGACATTTCAGTATTACTAAGTATTCTACTTACGTAGCTATTAATCAAGTAACTGCTTCTTTAGATTATGAGAGCATTACTTCTTATAGCATGTCGATTACAGCTTCAGATGCACATTATGAAGATGGAGATGATTCTGATTCTTTTGTTGAACTGCCAATTACTATAACTGTAACTGATAATACTCAACCAACAGTAAATAACCAGACTATAAGCGGGTTAAATGAAAATAGTACTGCAGGAACAACTGCCGGTACAATTTCTGCATCAGATCCTGAAGGAGATACGATTACTTTCAAAAATGCTAGACTCTTTGGACTAGAATTAGATGGATCAGAAGTACCTACAGGTTCATATTCAGGTACTGCACAGTTAACAGACCCAACAGAAGATGCGTTTACTATATCCTCAACAGGAGTTGTGACTAGAAAGAATGGTATACATTTAAATTCCGATATTATAAACGAATACCTGTACGAAGTTATAGTAACTGATCCATATAATAATGGATCTGATAAAGGTATTATATCTATACCTATAACTGATGATACTGCTCCTACTATTAGTGGAGATACTTCGTTATACGTTATAGAGTCTGCAATATCAGGTAATAATATATTTGACAACTCAGATGGGTATTCTGGAACTACTTCAAGATTTACAGCTAATCAAACTGTAACTTGGGCAGTAAGTTCTTCAAACGATTTTAATATTAACTCGTCTGGATATTTAACTTTAGCAAGAGACATATCTGGATCTGCTGATGTAGGAGGAGGACAATTAGATGGTGTAGTAACTGCTACTAATTCTTTTGGTACTACTTCAACTCAAGCATTTACAGTTAACATAACAGATAATGGAGCACCAAGCATTACATTTAGTAATACAAGTGCTAATTTAAATACAAATAAAGCTAGACCAGGTAACAATTTAGTTACTATGACATTTAGCGACACTGAAAGCGATAACATAGATTATAATTCATTCTCAGCATCATTAGGAGGTCATGATCTTACAGTTGTTACTTCAGGTAACTCAAGAATAGTAAGAGCTAATAGTAATCTAGCGGCGGGAACATACAATGTGACTGCAAGTATAGCAGATACAGAAGGCTTTGCAACTAGAACCTCTAGTCATGCTTTTACTATCGCACAATCAGGCACAGGAACCTTAAGTACTAACGGTACTTTTAGAATTATCGAATCTGCAGTAAATGGGGCTTTAATTAGAACTAATTCAAACGGTAGAACAGGAACACAAGCAGATGTAGGAGTAAGTTATTCTCCAAATTATGGTTCGCAAGTTGTTCAAGCATTTACATCATCAAACGCAGCAATAGA